CCTCCCGGGTATATCGCTTCAAGGAACGGCGCCACAGCATTATATATAGCTCTGTATGCAGTGTTATCCTGATAGAACATGAAGAGAAGATATCTGGCCGAGGCTCCTGCGGCGTTGGTATGGATAGGCACGTAGAGGGAGGCTCCCTTGCTGTTTGCCTCCTGACATCTTGTCGCCATGTTCTGGGACGTCTTTCCTATTATGACATCGAAACCGCTGTTTTTAAGGTACTTTGCGCATACTTCGGCTATAGGCCTGGTATGTTTATCCTCATAACAGTCCGGTCTTAAACATTTATTTTGTCCTGGTCCGTGGTTAGACGGGCTTAAATATATCAATTTTGCCATTTTATTACTCCTTTGTTCCTTCTATAAAATTTCTAAATAATTCGTACATACCAGTCGAGGCGAGGCCTGAGATTATACCGCCAATAATTACCTCAGGAACCACTGTCCAGTCATTGATCCACATATTAAATGCTATGCCGATGACTGATAAAATCAACGGTATATATTTGTTCGGGATAAACTGCAGGGAGTGTTTTATCACATACCCTATTGCCAGGCAAAACGCCACTACCCCGACCACTAAATAGTCGGCCAAAATTCCAATATCCATTTTCTTTCCTCTCTTTCTTTTTTTCAAATTTCTTTTATTTTTGCCTCAATTATTTCCAGCGGCCGAAGCAATGCACTTGCGACGACAGGGTGCGTGTGTTTGCATCGCTGGTCGGTGTCCACATGTATATATTCAGTAAGGACTTGGTGTTTCCGCTTCCGACTGAAGCTCCTCCTATCCAGTTGCCAGATACTGTCACTATGCTGGTAGGCGTGCTGATGAAGAGCCCTGTGGGAAGTGTCGCTTTCGATAGCACATAATATAGTCCTCCTTCTGTGCTGGATGTTTGATACGTCGCAACGCCTGAACCCCAACACTCAGAGGTCCCACCGTTCCACTTTCTGTATGTCCATGCCCCGGAAGTCCCTTGTTCAACTATATAGTCGGCAGTATTCACATTATCCAGATGTAGCCTCCACGCGTCTCCGCCGTCTACGTCCGCGTTGCCGTTCCAGCCTACCTCATTACCGGCACGTACATACATCTGTCCGTACTGCTGTTCCAGCCAGATCTGCTGTATGGTCAGGGCGCTACCTACTGTTTGTAGCACCTGAATCAGCGTTCCGTATCCTGATGGCTTGTTGATAATGGTCGACCCAATCCCATAATAGCATGTGAAATTTCCAAATTCCGCCCATGCGTTCGGGGTATCAGCAGTAGGCCGCGTATTGTTGGGCAGTTTTAACAGGTTTTGAATAGCGTTCGCCCTATCTTCCGCACCGGTTCCGCCCTTTTCTATGGCTATGGGGAAACCGCCTACGGCTTCGGCTGCTTTTCTTGCTTCTTCGGCCGCTTCGTCGGCCCCTTCCGCTGCCGTAGTCGCTGATGTTGCCGCATTATTGGCTGCCGTAGCCGCTTGACTTGCCGCTTGGGCTGATGTATTAGCCTCCCTTGCCGCAGTATTAGCAGCCTCTGTGGCTATCTCCGCCCCGCCAATAGCTGTATTAGCGTCCTTGATCACATCGTCTACTCTGTCAGCTGCTTTATTGGCTGCCGCAGCTGCATTATTGGCCGCCGTAGTCGCCTCTCCCGACTCGGAAATGGCTTTCTGCGCCTCCTTTATCAGTTCATCTAACACCCCGAACTCATTGGACGACTCTATGGCGCTGTCTGATATCAGGTTTCTTTCAATTGCAAATTCCAATATGAATGAGACGAGAATATCGTCACCTATTACTACCTGAATCTGGCCGTTTTGCCTTCCTGATTCTGCGAACGTCTGCGCAGTAGGCTTTAACGTAACTTTTTGCCCCGACACCAGGCACTCGTTATATATCTCCAGTCCGCTTGGCTTTTTAAGATAAAATCTTGCGGTCGCCCCGGGCGGGATAATATAGTCTTGTATGTAAAATTCTATGGGAATTTCCGTTGAATACTGAACGTAGTGTATTATCTCGGCAGGATCCCACTCGATTACACTTAATTTTATATTTTTACTGTCCATGTTTCACCTCCCTAATACTCCACTATCGTCTTTCCGTCTCTAACTACAATCAGATGTCCAGGTGTCATTCTGGTGTAACTGCTCCTACTATCATTAGCACACTCTATTTCTACGCCCGCTATAGAATCTGATCTGATTGTTGCAGACCCCAAATTATTTTTGCTAACAGATAGACCTGCAGATGTACCTATGGATTGAATGAAAACTTGTGATCCTTGGTTACTGAATGATGCATAGTCAGTTCCAATCGCCACTGATGACCTCAACTTGCCATCTAATTCAGTTCTTCCCAAAATTTCCGATGATCTTACTTCCATTATTGCGTCATATGTAACATTATCAATCCATACTTGTCCCACATTTTTGAGTTTTCCGTTTTTTATCTCTATTAGATATCCGGTTTCTGGGTCTATAGTAGTTATAGATCCGTTTTCGATTGAAAACTCACCTGTATTTAAATTCCAGTATGACTTGCCCGAATCGTCTGATATTGTTCCAGCCTTTATAATGTCAGCTATCAGTCCGCCGGCAGTAAGGGCCGTTGTCCAGATCCAGTCGTCATTTGCAGTTGTCCGCCGCCTGCTGATCTGTAGCCCTTGGGTTCCTATAGACAATGCGCCGAAGTTTTCACTGTTCGGATCCAAATCCTCAAAAAATATGGCTCTAACCTCCACTCTTTTGGCCGAAGTATTTTGAAGGCGCAGCTGCGACCATGTGCCGTCGATGAACCCCTTTATTTGCTCAGCCACCACGGAGCCGTCCGGACGAATGGCTGAATCTATCCTGTTGACTGACGATGTAACATTGTTGAAATAGTTATACTCGGCTTCCCCTATGACTACGCTATCCACCTTTTTTAGGATAGAATCGTATACTAAACTGATGACTCTCGCCGTTGTAGTGATCCCCAAATGGTTGTTGATACAATGAATGGTATCGCCTAATGACACATCCTCTAACACTGCATAGTCCTTATATTGCTCTGTGTTCTGCAACAGAACCATATCAGCGGATATAGTCACTTTAGGTTTATCCAGCCCCGCTTCAAACTGCTGATTGCACTTTTCCTTTAATGCAGTGTCCAGCTCTTCCTGTGTGTCACAGACAATTATGCCTTCCTCCTCATCGCCTTCTCTTGCGTCTTCTCGCATTTTCACGTCTTCGAAGGTGATGGTCGCTATTTTAATGGTCGGATAGCTATTTATCAGCGGGCTATCAACATAACCGCTATTGGTCATCGTCCACCCGTTATATGCCTTAGGATATATGCGGGTAACTACCTCCCGCATATCTACTTCCTGACTCATTCCATCTTCTGGGATATTTTTGCCATAGCGCAGTTCAACGCCGTTGTCCTCGCCTATATGATCATTGATTATGACCATATAGTTGTCGAACAGTATCTCTCCGCCCCAGCGGTTGATGAATGAGTTATCGTCATTGCCGTTTATGGCCTCCATCAGATTTTTGAATTGATAGTATGCGGTAGATTTCTTTGATATGTTTGAACTACCCTTGTATTTGTTATAAACCGCAGTCATTATGTCCAGTGCGTCCTGCCCGTTTTTATCGGTCGGCCTGACGTCGACCAAAAAACAATCGTCCATAGCGTCGTAGAAAATGGGTTCAAGGGTGGCCGTTATACCGCTGTCCGATTTTGTTTTTGCTTTAATTCTGAACAGCTGATCGCCGTTAAAGGACGGCATTTTTACAACTGCCTCATCCTCTATATATTTCCATCTGCCTTCCGGGTCTATGGGACAGGTCATTTCTGCCGACCATGATTTATTTAGCTCAGCCGTCACTTTTGCTGATATTGGGAACAGCACTATGTCGCCGTTTTTGCTATAGTCTGTGTTATCTGATTTGTATGTCTGAATCATAGCGTCCTCCAGTTTGGAATGATCTGCAGACTGAATGGGTTATTTATCGTCAGATCATTCTCGCCTTCTTTTAGGTACAGCCCTTCATAATCGCCTGTCACCTTCGTGTTTTGGATCGTACCGTCTTCCTTGTATGCGATCATCAGGTCTGTGTCTATAGTCAGGTTCCCTTCAACGTTTGCAGTCATTATATTACCATTAACCCATAGCTTGCACTCCCCTGTTCCGGTCACTATATATATTGGTTTTGATAGTGAATACGGATTCAATATAGTGGGCGTGGTCTGTTCTATGGGTATGGTTCCGGATTCAAAGTATGCATATGGTTCGCACAAAAAAGAGGCGGTGAACTCTCCCGCTTCTTTCACTGTCCTATATACAGTGTCTATGGACACATTTTTGCATTTATAAAAGTTTCCATTTTCGAATGGAAACTTTAACCGGCCACTACCTTTTAGCCACTTTTTAATCTGGGAGAACCTATAACCCCAATCTGTTGGTCTCGATATGAAGTTCATTTCAACGTCTATAGTTATGTCGTTATATGTACTATCTGAAATGATAAGGCTTCCATCTCTTCCCGGAATCTTTATGCTTTCGATAGACCTCTGCGGCACAGGCATGTCGGGGCGATATGCTATCTTTATCCCCAGCATACTGGCCGTACGCCCATTAAATTCTAAGTCATACATTCTTGCCTCCTGCTCTTGCAATATTTCTCTGCAGATTAGATATTCCCCTACTTGCTGTGTCAACTATGTAACCTTGAAACTCTTTGTTTCCAATCATGACGGTAACGTGGTTGTCCAGCTTCGTTTCATTGACCGGCGAAACTTTTATTGCATTATTATCCATGTTCTTTAAGGCGTTTGGTGAAAGTTGTGGTAATGCCATTTCAGCTCCCATCAGTGCCGTATTAAGCAGATCTTCTGAGGCTACTTCTACCATTTTAGACGACTGTTCGAGACCTACTGCAATACCCTCACCTATAGGCAGGCCGACTTTGTCACGCCATACTTTTGATGGGGAATTGACTTTTAGATGTGTCCTTACACCGCTCACTAAGTTGTCCATGATGTTAATGGCACCATTAAGTATATTGGCTGAACTCATTCCCGAAAGAAAGCCTTCCGCTGCAGCTCTTCCTTCGGGCTCAAGGTCAACTTTCCCTGCTTTTTTTACATCTTCCATAGTCTGCTGTACAATAGGCGGAAGTTTGTCCAGTTCATCATCAGCTGCGCCTGTTAAAACTCTTATTGCGGTCTCAACATCTATATCACCCGATCGAATAGACGATGTTAGGGCGCTAACGAGATTTGATCCGTCAGCCCCCGCTTTATTTACAGCCTCTTGAAACGTTATGAGGGCGTTCAATTCATCCACTGTAGTAGGTATAATGTACTTGCCTGCGTTTAATGCCTCTACCAATCCATTTGGAAGATCTTCCTTTAACTTTCCGGCCTCTTCTAAAAGTGAATCAAATGCTCCTGTCTGCATTGCTGCTGCGTTTGAAGCTTTTGTCGCTTCCTCGCTATATGTTCTCTGGGCCTCGTTTAGGTCTCCAAGCTGTGAGTCACAATCTTCTATAGTTCCGGTAAGGGTTTCTATTGTGGCCTTATCCTGTTCGGTGACGTTTCTTCCTTCTTCTATTAGTTTATTCAGCTTTTCTTGCGCTTCGCTTCTTCTCGCCTCAAGCTCAGTCACTTTAAGCTGGCTTTCGGCGTACTTCTCTAACGCCTCTTGAGATTGTTTTAAAAACGCGTCCGCCAACGCCTCGTCTTGTCGGGCCTTTATTTTTTCCCTAATGGCGTCCGTTGTATCGCTCAACATATCGGCTTCTTCATCGTATGATACATTTAATCCTTCCACCGATTCGTTTAGCTGATCGACATACGTTTTCATTATTTGTCTTTGGGCAGCAGTTTTATCCTCGACTTTATTTAACTCTTCTATTTTTGATATATAGAACTCAGCTTTGTCCCCTTGCGAGGTTATCTCATCTATCTGCTTCTCGTGTTCTGCGATTAAATCATTGGCGGCCTTGGTTTCGGCGTCAATACTTTCCACTATCTTCATAACAGCCGTAGCCGCACCAAGCGCAAGCGTCGCGGTAAGCGTCCATGGATTTTTTGACAATATGCCAAAAAGTCCTTTTGTGGCGCCCTCTGCTTTGCTCATATTCCCGCTCAAAATACCTACAGCATTTGAAAGTTTCCCCGCTACTTTTAATGTGGGGGAAGCCGCAGCGCCTATCCCTATTATAGATAAGGTGATTTTTTTTGCTTCCGGCGACATTTTGCTGAATTTTTCTGTTAGGTTTTTCAACCAGTCAGCAAAACTTTTTACAATCGGTAGCAGCTCATCTCCCATATTCACAGCAACTTCTACCAGGGTGGCTTTGACTTGCTTTAGTTTTGCGGCTGTGGTCTCATATCTTTGTTGCGCTTCATCTTGCAAAGCGCTATTTTCGTCCCATGCGTTATTGGCTGTATCAATAGAACGTGTCAGCAAATCGCCTGATTTTGATAGTGAAAGAAGCGTGTTTGACATGCGTACTTCTTTAATATCCATTTCGTCAAGTATGGCTATTGCACTCTTTCCGTTTCTTTCCGTATCATTTAATCCGGATATGAACGCCCCTATAGCTGCCACTGCATCTTTTTCGAAAGCCTTCTTAAACTCATCGACAGTCATATTGGCTACTTTCGCATAGTCTTCCAAGCTTGAAGAGCCCGTTTCTACAGCAACCTGTACTTGTTTAGTAAATTTTGAAAACGCACTTCCGCCCGCCTCTGCTTCAATTCCTACGGAGCTCATTGCTGTTGCTATGGCTAATATTTGTGGTTCCGTAAATCCGGCAAGGCTTCCGGTTGCGGCAAGTCGTTGGGACATCTCTACAATGTCGCGTTCAGTTGTCGCAAAATTGTTTCCCAGCTCTACTATTACAGATCCAAGGCGGCTGTAATCCTCTGCGCTGGTTCCTGTGATATTGGCAAATTTAGCAAGAGCCGTGGCTGCTTCTTCGGCGCTTAGGTTGGTTGAATCGCCTAACATTACCATAGTTTCAGTGAAGCTCAGTATGTCATCTGTAGCAATTCCAAGTTGCCCTGCGGCGGCGGCTACACCTGCAATTTCTGTTGAAGAACTGGCTGTATTTTCTGCTAAATCTAATATTCCTTGTCTCAGCGTTTCAAACTGCTCGTTAGTGCCATCTACGGTTTTCTTAACGTCCGCCCAGGCAGACTCAAAATCTATAGCTGTCTTAGCTATACCAGCGCCTACTGCCGCAAAGCCTGCGGACATATATTTGGTCTTGCCGGCGGCTGCTTCAAGCTTGCTTCCCATTTCAGTAGCTTTTATAGAAAACTCTGCCAGCTTGGCGCTTCCGCTGCCAACGGTGTCCTTTAGGCTTTTTAGTTTGTTTTCGGTTTCTGCAATTTCACGTTGCAAGGCATCATATTTATCTTGCCCCAGATCCCCCGATTCAAGTTGTTTCTGTGCCTCCTCTGATGCTTTTTTGAGTTCTTGTAATCTACCTTCGGTTTCTTCTATAGTCTTACTCAAATAGCTTTGCTTTTGGCTTAAAAGCTCCGTATTGGTAGGATCCAACTTTAAAAGTCTGTTGATATCTTTTAACGCAGTATTGCTCTCTCGTATTTTGGCGTCAACCTTACTCAGTGATTGGGACAGACCAGTTGTGTCCCCATCTATTTTTATGGTGATTCCCTTAATTCTGTTTGCCATTTTATCTCCTTACAGGGCGTCTATGTCTTCTTGGGTGGCAATGAGAGGGTATTTATATTTGTCATTTTGATTTTCTGTGAAAATGTCGAAAACCATGCCCATACTCATTTCTTCAAGATCTGACATAGACAGCCCGGCTTGAATACAACGCAATAAAAAAAGGGCAGTGTTCATCTTGCGGTCTATTCGCCGCTCTTTTTTTTTGCCGTTGCAATCTGCTTGTTTTCTTCTATCCAAATATCTATCAGCTCCGAAAATATGTCGTATATACCAGTGAGACCGAATTGTTCGAGCCATTCTGTTATTTCATCGGGCTGACTTGGGTCGCCATTTTTATGCAGTATGTATGCAAAATTTTCGAGAGTTTTAGTATGCTCCGGAAGAAGATCCTCGCTCACCTTTTTAGCTTCTTTCCCCTCTTTTTTCGCCGCCTCTTCTATCTCTTTATTTATCTGCGACCTTTGAGCTATCGACATGAATATTTCATTCATTGCTACAATTAGGTCTTCTTTGAACTTTTCGCGATACATCCTTACGACGGCTGCCGAAGATTTAAGGCGGCATTTTTTACCGCCTATCTTAACCTCTTTTACCATTTTCTTACGCTCCTATCTCTTGGTCCTTTTTATATACATCCGTATACCACGCACTCAGCACTGCTTCTTCTGTAGTCCCGGTAGTTTTCGCCCTAACGGTACCGTCCTCAGCAGCGGCTGCGGAAATCGTGAGCGTATCCGTCTGCGGTGTGATAGCGTCCTCGTTGGTTTGTGCCTCTACCGACGGTCTTGTCGCCGTGCAGTTATAGAACCAGAACTTAGTACTTCCCTTATCACCATCCACATCAAAGCCGAGCGCAAATTCCACTGGTAGCTTATTGGCATTTTCAAACAACACCTTATTTGTGTCCTCGGCTTCCCCGAGTATGTCTGTCCTAAATTCATCAGGTATTAAAGCTAATACCAAGTCACCTTCATATCCGCCGTTAGAGGATGATACATAGTATTTTATACCGTCCGCATAGAACGGGCTTAATTGCCCCTGCTGTGCAAGGGATATGGATACGGCTCCCGGAATTGCGACCGGCGTTTCATATGTTCCCTCGGCCGTCTTTTTGGCATAATGTACATTGTGAATGTTAAACTTCACCTTATTCTCTGCCATTTTAAATTACCTCCATTTCGTAAATAACTTCATATAGTTCCTCTGACTCAATCCATGTTTCGTCTTTTTCATAACAAAAACCGTACTTGTCTAATACGGTTTCTATCATTATCTCGTTCTCTAAATTTTTTTCGTCTGTATATAGTTCTATATACAGTCTGTTTATTTTTTGATATACCTCTCCATCAGCAAAATAGTTATCGCTTTCAGGGTAAAGATAGCATATAAATGGCGGTGAAACCGCCTCTTTTGTTTTGAAATGGTGATACCTATATGGAATCCCTATTTCATCGAGCATTTTTTCTATTTCCGACATCTTCATAGCTTTTTCAATAACCTCTTCTGGGCTTGATCACTCGCCCAATCTTCTACAGGCTTTATATGTACTTTAGGTTTGACCTCGCCATATGTTCTGCCTCCTTTTCGTAGCGCATGTCCGTGTTCCAATAAATGGGTTAATCTATAATATTTTGCGTTGTATACTGTTGACTTCACCCTTGTGTTGGAACTCATTTGTACTCTTGATCTCCAGCTTTTTCTATATCTGCCGCTTCTTTTAGGTGATGTCTGCCTCAGCTTTTTTGCTGCCTCTTTTCCCACCTCTTTTATTACTTCCTTTGTGATTTCAAATTCAGTGTCAGCAAACGCTTTTAATACCTTTGTGATTTCTGCCGCGAGAGCGTCTGGTCTAACCTTGCTCATTTTTGCCTCTTGTCCACAAACGTCACTTTATTTTCTTCCAACGAAACCAAATTTTCAGGCGGCTTAGCGTCAAACTTCTCTTGCACCTGCAAGACTTTATATTGCTTCCCATCTATCAATATCATATCAAGCGTGGTAAGTTTTATATCAAAAGGGATTGCCACCGTTTTATCAACCGTCGATGAGTTTATTTTCGCATTCCAAAAACGAGAAATGCCGACGGTTCGGTTTCCAAACCTTATGTCAGCAAATGTCGTTTTTATAATATTTCTTCCTTCTACCTCGCAAATATCAAGAGTGCCGTCATTGAAAGTGTTGAATATTCTATCTTTAATTTTCGGCATTATTTTTCACCCTTTCATTTAGGTTGAGTGCTATTATCTCATCGAGATATGCTGCAAAAAACTCATTTAATACTCCGCTTCTTTCATACATGACATAATTAAAAAGGAGTTCTCTCGGCTTGTCCTCTTTTGAATAGTCAAATTCAGCGCCGCCTTTGTCATTTATGTAACTCATGCCGCGCTGAATCATTCCACTCAGTTTTTTTTCGCCAGCTGGGTCATTCCATGTTATGTCTAAATAGTTTTTGATATCATCAAGCAATCCTTCTGGCATTTTTCTCTCCTCAACTCTTAGTTACGGTTACGGTATATTTCTTTGTAGCTTCTCCATCAGTTACGTCTATAGTTACGGTATTCGCACCATCTACCCATGTTGCAGCACCACCGTTTTGTATAACAGTATCGCCTACTTTAATCAGTACCTCAGCCGAGGCTTTTGCCGGCGTTACTTTTATCATATTTGTAGCATTTGTAGTCCCAGCCGTATAAGTAACTATTTCTGGTGCGAATGTCGGAGATAAGGTCAGATTCCCTATTTGGAGAGCTGCAAGTGTAGCGTCATCTTCACCTGCTTCAGGTGTTACCACTTCCACTTTGTAACGGAATGGCTGAACTTCGGAAATGTCGAGCAGCACAAACGCATTGTTATCCATTGGGAATCCGTTACCATAAAGCTTTATGATATATGTTCTGTCATCCTCAATGAATCTATAGTGGTCTGAATAGTCAATCTGTCCGTCTTTAGATGTTCCGAGACCCATGAAATACTTATATCCGATTCCGAATATTGCCTTGCCCTGTGGTACGGCAATAGACTGAATTATATCGGCCGGAACCGGAAATACATCTGCGTACGCCCCATCAGGGCGCAGCATTCTTGTAGCTGGTAATACCTTTCCAAAATAGTCGATAGGATTTACCAGCAGAATAAGATCCTCAACCATTCTTGGCTTGCCGGAGCCGTCTACAGCAATCTGGGAAACTATGTTTCCAACCTGCTGCATATCAAACGCAGTGATTTTTATTGGTGTCTTGTCAGGATATACACCGCCAGACACTATTACATCATCACCCACTTGTTTTATCATTCCAATAGGTTCATCTTTTCCGCTTCCTGCTACGATTCCCATTTCAAGACCATTCTTTAATGCCTCGTAAAGCATCTGCCTTATGTAGCTATCAAGCCATATAGGTCCCAGGTCAAGCATGGCCTTGCACACAAATACAAACGCTGAAAGTTTCAAGAGGCTCATGTCTACCTCTCTTAAGCCTGAAGTTAATTCTTTGATTATTTCATCGCAGAGTTTCCCCCACTTGGCTGCCTCTAAAGGATTGTCATTCAAAAGCATTTTTGTGAGACCTGTGGTAGGTGTGAACGAGATTTTTTCAAGGAGCGGATGCCTCGTTTGGAGCTCATCAAACACGGCATCCAGTACCGTCTCCGGCATTGCAATATCAAGGTTTGCAACGGCTTCTTTAGGATTAGCGCTTCTTAAGGCTCCTATTACCTTCTCATAATATTTCGTTTCCTCGGCGGTAAGCTGTCTAACCCCTCTTTCTGCTAAAACCGCACGGTCTGCCGATGCACTAATAGCCGCCAAGTCTTCACTTGCTGCATCTAATACGGCCTCCTGAATTAAATCCGAGGCTTCTTTCCAGTATTCGAAGAATTTTTCATTATCTCCTTTGGCAGCTGCTTCATTCATATTTTTGAAAATTTCATTTTTTCTCTGTTCTAATAAATCCTTGTTTTTCATATTTTTTCCTTTCTGTTATTTGCACAAAAAATCTATAAGATAATTTTTTTTAGTCGCCTCAATTTTTTTCTCAGATATTTTTTGCATTACATTTCTGCGGACATTCTGAGAAACGCCTGCGTATGATTCGTTATGCGATGATGTAGCGAATCCCCACTCCAATGCTTCTGACGGAGTTATCCATGTCTCCTCATCCATTTTCCTTTTAAGGTCATTCTCATCGATATTTACGACACTCATGTATGCATTTATGGACGCCTGCGTTATTTTATCCAGGTCATCTGCACTCTTTCTAAGCTCGCTTGCATTTCCAGACGCATAAGTCCATGCATTATGAATCATTAAAAGTGATGCTTCCGACATGACTCTTTCTTCGCCGGCCATAAAAATAACGCTTGCTATGCTACAGGCAAAGCCGTCGCAAAATGTATTGACTTTAGCTTTGCAGTTTTTTAATGCGTTAAAAATCGCAAGACCCTCAGCAACCTCTCCGCCGTATGAGTTAATGTGTACGTCTATTTCGTCCACATCAAGCCCCGCAAGTTGCTTTGAAAGGATAAAACTCGATACATCGCTTTCGAGCCACGGCCAACTTGTTATGTCGCCGTAAATTATCAACTCAGCTTTCCTTTCTTCTGTTAATAATGAGTAGTATTTTTTACCTACTGTTGTCATTCTTTTTCACCTCCTTTGCATTTGATTTAAAGCTTCAGCAAATGTGCTGTAGTTTTTTGTCAAGAAATGCTCATATGCCCACGACTCCTCTATTTGAGGCATTCCAATGAGCCGTAAAATATCGTTTATGCAGGCCACCCCGGAACCTATGAGTTTATCCACCGATGTGCCTACGTCCATGAGGTCTATATGCTTAACGGCTGCCGTGTCTACTTTTACGAATGTACCTTTAAGTACGGATTTTCCATTACGCTGTCTGTTGATCTCTGTTTCAATCATGTCAACTAATGGGTCAAGGCAGAATGTCAGCATTTCATCAACAGCTTTATCTGTGTCTTGCACGTCCCCTTTTGCAAGGGACGGAGGGAAGTTGAAGCCTCGCGCCATAAAGTCAAAAACATCATCCATCTGCCCCTTTATATCCCTTGTATTTTCGCCGGAATATGTCTTTTCATTCAAATCGTTATAGTCATATCCCTTGAATAGCGGAAGTACTCCGTTTTCAGAATTAAAAAACTCCTTAAAATCTTTTTCAAGGAGTTTTTTAATATTTTGTTCAAAATCTTTGTTCCCTGAGGCTATGGAATCTATGTTTAAAATGCCCCTTGACCCTTTAGATTTTTTATACGCTTTAATACTAAACTCTATTAAATTCTGATAAAGTTCGTACATACTTTTGACAATAGGCCTCATGTTCTCGTGGTTTAATTTGAAGTAAAGAACATCTCTCCTCTTATATTCTCGACCTATACCTATGCCATTTATTGTTACTCCCTCAAAGGTCATTTCGGTTGTTCCGTTTTCGTTTTTAGAAAAACTGTCGGCCACATATAGCCCTCCGCCGTCTTCTATTACCAGCGCCTCGTTATCCATATATAGCCTTGATACAATTTCTTTCAAAAATGTATCAGAGGTCTGATTTTTGTTTGGGGCATAATTCCAAAGGTAATATTCTTCGCCTTTTACTTCTTTGTTTTTGACATAGGTTCGAAACTCGCACTTGCTGACCGCGTTAGCTATTCGGTTAACTATGCTCCAAAAAGCGATTTTTTCTATAGATAATTTTTCGGCGATTTCTCTTATCTCTTGGCATGTTATTTCTATAGTGCGGTCGTCTATACCCGTTATAGACCGCAGCCATTTTTTCAAGCTGATCACATTACTCCTCCTGTCTAATATGTGTAAACTCCTATTGTTGGTATTGCGGCCATTTGATGAATTGGGATTTCTTCTTCTATCACCATTGAAGCCACAAGCGCCATGAATGGGTCTGTTTTTCTGCTCTTGCCTTCGATTTTGCCATATATAAAATTGCCTACATCGGCGTCAGCCGCTTTTCCTATGGCTCGCCCGGCCCGTATTAGTTTTGTGTTATTAGTAGCCCATCTAAGCACGGGGTTGTTTCCCCAAACATAATAATGGTTCGCGAAGCAGCTTTCGATGACCGGCGCAATTTTCATTATGTCTGACGGCCGCACCAACTTGAGATTTTTTCTTTCTTTGGGACTGTACCCTATTTCTGAAAGATATTTTGAAAGGAGCGTATACCTATAGTCATCTATTGCCACTTTTTTTATATCGTATATCTCACCTTGCTGCTTCAGGTAATCCGCAACAATTTTAGGGTGAATTTCAACATCATCTACTAATGTCAGCAAGCCTTTCTCTGCCCACTCTTTCCATGGAACTTTTAACCGCCATAAATCTTTTGACTGTAGGCATAGCCACGAGTGGTTTATATCATATCGCAAATCTCCATCTCTAAAATGTAGATTTATGGATAGCATGTCGGTTGTTTTCGTATAGTCCACTCCGGCAACACAATTTCTTCCACTTAAATCTATAAGTTCTTTCTTGGTGGCGATAATATTAGCCCAAACTGTAACTACAGTTTCGGTTGCAGATTCAGGCCAGTTCATTCTTTTTGTCATGAATGACGTTAATGTATTCGGGCGCTCTTTCCATCTCAAATATTCTTTTCTTGTTTCTTTAAGCAGATGTGGAAAATATGGTAAAGATGGATTTGCCTTAGCCCAATTTTTTTCATCATGGACCTCTTCTTTGCTATCTATTTTGCAGATAAAAAATAGCTTTCCGTTATCTTCGGCCTCGCCGTTCAGCACTTCTTCGGCAACGGCTAACTCATCATCTAACGGGCCTTCTCTAACATCGCCCTGTGTGGTATACATACTCGAGCGGGGGTGCTTTACCTTTCCCAGCCCGGTAGTGAATACATCTATATTTTTGTAATCTTGATATTGATGGACTTCGTTAAATATCACTATGCCGGATCTCATACCATCACGGCCTTTGGGGTTGTTTGTTCTACCCCGTATTACAGCGCCTGTTTTTATAGAATGTATTTTTTCTTTTGTCCAATAAAAATATTTTTTTAATTTTTTGTTCCACCTCGCATCTTCAAATGCTTCTATGATATCAAATACCGGGCGCATGGCCTGTTCTTCATTATTGGCGCATATATCTACGTCATATTTTTTTATTTTGTTATAAGGTGATGTTAGGCATGCACTTTCCCATGCTATGGTGCCGTCTTTACCTGCGCCCCTTCCGATTAGGCAGAAGAGATCCGGCCATCTGGGCTCCCCGGTTTTTTTGTGATACGTGCAATCGTGTAGCCCTATAACAAACTTTTGCCATGGTAACACTTTTTCCCATGGAAAATATCCCGCCATTTTAATATAGTATTCAAGCTGCTCGTCATCTGTATAGATGTCCTCTTCTTCAAATGCTTTTTTGACAAGTTTTATAAGTTTTTTTTGCTCTTGGCATACACGAAAAGGCTCTTTTTCAACTATATCAATCCATTCTTGAATATGCGGGTTTATTTTAGAGCTCGTCGTCATCACTCATCTCACCTGCCGCTGGTTTAATTTCGAGGTTGTCCAAAATTTTTAACATTTGGGCATTGACCCTGATGACTTGGTCAACCGAATCATTCTTTTTTACTCCTCTTTGCCCTCCTCCATTGTCATAAATTACCGACACCCCTCGCGCTTCTATATCCTCAAGAAGTGCGTTCTTAGTGTCCCAAAGTCGCATGTAATCTTCTATTAAGTCCTCAAAAAAACGGCCAAAAGTACCGTTTCTTTCAAGCTGATCGTATAAGTCCTTTTTTATTTCCTTCCTTATAGTCATTTTTGATTTACGGCCCATTACCACACCCCCTCCCTTCACATGTGCATAATAAATTTAGATAGTCGGGCTTTGCCCTCGGTCAGTAGCTGCGGATTAAATTTTCGTTTTTTTCGACCGGGGGTATGTTTTTTATATTTTTCATACTTTTTTGTCCTACCATTTTTCTTCTGTTAGCCATTCTTTACTTTCTCTTGTTCTTTTGTGTCTTTTTTCGTGGCAACTATGGCATAAGCTTACAAGGTTTCTCTTTCTCTTGTTGCCTACATAGCAGTATTGTTCAATGGCATATTCTGGATACTGCTTCAGGAAAAAGTTGTGATGCACCGTCGTCGCTTTTGTTATTACCCCTCTGTGCTTACAGTCTTGACATTCGCCCCTGTCAGCTTTAAGGGTTTCCTCTCTTGCTTTTAACCATTTACTCCATGTATAAAATCTATGTATATCGTTTTCAATGCACCATGCGGTATATGCTATATCCTCTTTTGTCATCTGTTTCCTTGCAATCTATCTATGGTATTCTTTACTGCCACGCTGGTTTGTACCGTTATTTCAGGGAAAATCATTTCATCAGTATTACGACCAACACTTATAACTAAGCGTACATCTGTAATTTCTGTCAGCCCCTTTCCTACGAGGCTCTCTGCTCTGTCTATCAATTCTTGTCCCGCTTCTTTTATTTGCTGGACAACTTCATCTCTATAAGGGTTTATCATTTATTCCTCCTGTTTAATTTTTGTATTATAAAAGACGCTCTGCTTCAAAGCGTCTTTTATAATATTATCTGCATACACTTTTTAATAAAAGACCGCAGGCCCGAAGGTCACTGCGGTACATTCCAATTCTCTATTAGGGCTTCGCCCTATTATATATTATAAATTAAAAAGTTTTCCCGTGCGTCTCATTTTTTATATTAACATTAGTTTTTTATTCCCCATATATCAAATATTTTTTAATTATAAAGGACGCTCCATTTTGAAGCGTCCTTTTAATGTTATCTGCGCACATCTAATTTTTTCATTAAAGCCTCTTGTAACACCCTTGAGACGTTTAGATTCGCAGCCTCCGCCTCTTGATTTAACCAATTCGGCAGGGTTACATTTCTTCTTACAGTTTTATTATCTACCTTTCTGCGATATTCCGCCAAGTCAACGTCCACTAAAGAAACGAGTCCCTTTCCTTCTTCCGCAAAGGTTCCCTTGCTAACGTCTATATCCTCTATGGCGGAAGCCTCTGCAATCATTTCCCCTTCATCTTCTGCCGAAATGCACGAAAGTCCTATTACGTCTCTTGCGACTATAATCGCCTCCGCAAAAGAAGCCTTTTCTTTTCCTTCCTCGTTCGCCTCCGTGAGTATTTTTAAGTCTGGAACTTCTATCAGTATATTTGTGCTAACATCTGTAAAAATAACCGGATAAACCTTTTTCATATCTATTGACCTCCTATTTATTGTTACCCTTTAGTGGGGCTATAAGCCCCACTTTTTCAGGATTGCTCTCGCCAGCTTTTCGTTGATTTCTTTATGTCTTGGTATCGTCTCCGAATCTTTGCCTCTGCGATATATGTCGTGGCTTCCGCCATGCCTGTAAAACTCAAATCCGATACTTTCAAGTTTTTTAATCAACTCTTTCTGCTTCATCAATGTGTCCTCCTTATGTCATTATTATACACATTGAATACATACTTGTCAATAGTTTTATGCACATTTTTTACACATTTTAAATTAAGGTTAATTGCTTCGCTGCTTCATATACGAATCTCGACTTATATCGGCTGTATGTAGCTCGTCCGGCGTCGTGCGGGAAAGGCGCGTCGTATAATATATTTTGCCATACACCCTTTATGTACTCCTCCGGTATTATTTTCTTGGCTGCTTCAATAGCTTTTATGCGGCTGTGTATTTTTTCTATCTTTATCGCCGTTTCTGCCGTAGGGTCCCCTACTCGGCTCCCATGGGGCAGCCCGTCTAATTCAACGGCCCTTCCCTGAATCATGTATTCATATTCCTCTTTCAGTCTCTCATAATCCCTTATGGCATATAGGGTTTGGCGGTATAGGTTTGTCGGCAATATCCATTTATTATTTTTCATACGCTGGTAATCTCTCATGGAATTTCTCCTTTGTTCAATACAAATAGGCCCATTTTAAAGAATGAGCTGCTCCTCGTCGTATGTAGGTTTGTAAAATTCTCGGCCGGATATTATTTCGCCAAAAGGCCATATTTTATATTTTATAGGTTTGCCAAGAGCCACCATTGTGTATTCTAAATGTTCTATGCCTGTTACCGGATGTTCAAAACGGCGGCAAAGTTCTTTTGGTATGTAATAGCCCTTTAAGGGCGCTGGGTCTTCAAATAATTCCTCTGGGTCTATTTCTACTCTTACAATTTCCGGCCGCTTTATGTTTTTACTTGTGGTGTATCTTTTTTTATACGGGTTTTCTCCCGTCCTGAATGTCTTTTGGGTTTCTTTCAGCAGATACGCGGCTAATTTTGAATAGTCACCGGTTCCGTCTAATGGCGTCGCTTTTACGAAGCCGTATTCCCATAAATCGGTGAGCAATTTTATATCCGAAACGTTTATCACGACGTGGTGGTGAAGTCTTTTATGTTCACATTCGATTACATGAACATATGACAGTTCTTTATCTTCTTTTCTCATGGCGGCCCTTAAGGCTCTTATAAATTTGTCGTAGGTTTTCATGGCTGTATTTTTATCCGCCTCGTTTTTATATGTTAAGACCACATGCAGGTCACCCTTTTTGAAATTCGCGTTTAAAATGGCCGTTAAGTTTCTGAGAGCTAACCTGTCATTATTTTTTCTCACTTGCTCGGGCGTTATGTTTTTTCTTTCTCCTCTTTTGCCCTTGTGATTTCCTGATGTGCTTTTTAGGCTGCACATTATTGTCTTTCCCGCTATGCAGATATCTTTTACAGCTTTTATCTTGAATTTCATTTTTCTCCCGCGAGTTAATACTCTAATCAAGTTTCAATGCTCATGCCGAGCGCCGTTTTGTCTATATATATAATGTAAGGATTTTTTACGGCGGAAGGATGTTCCGCCGTTATTTGTTAATTATTGCTTGTCCGATTTTTGTTTTCTCCCATTTTATCGCTTTGTGGGAACGTTCGCCCTCCGCGTTTACTTCTATGCAGGCCAAGCAATTCTTGCAGTCTTGGCCGCATGGTATGTAACCCTTTTTCTCAGCCATTGACCTGTCACATTCGCAGCGTATAATTTTATTAAATCCGCCCCTTATTCCCATTGGCATGATTTTTATACAATCCTTTCAATTTACATTTCTAACATTTGTATTATCATCATTTCCGGTATGTATATTGATTTTATTAGTCTGCTTATTGTAAACGGAATAAGTATGGCCGTTATAACCATAATAAATCCTGCCGCAACCCTGCATATAACCGAGAAAACCGAGCTGTAGTCGTAAAATCTGTCAAACCATATAGTCCTTGTCCCAATCTTTGCGTCGCGGCTTACACATTTGGTAATTTTTATTATCGCGAACAAGCTCGCCGTGAATAGCGCGGCGCATATTATCAATGTTACAATCGAGTCAATAATGAGGTATCTTTCTGCCCGTTCATATAGTTCTGTTAAATATGGGGCTATGTTTTCAGATGTCCAATCAATAGCTATTCCGAATTTTTCCCCAAGATTGTCTAATATTTTAATAACTTCTTCACTCATTTTGTCCTCCGGTATTTATTCTCTTTTCGTTATCCTTTGCAAATCGCTCTGTCAGGTCCAAGGCGTACTTTAATCCTTCTACCTCATATCGAAAACTGATATGTTCCTCTTGATATTCGATTTCCTCTTTGAATATTTCTATTAACTCGTCCACGTCTATTAGTCTCATTTTTCTACCTCCTTATTGCTCAAGTAATAACTGCCCGCTAATATAGACTTGATAGAGCGTCTGCCCTTCCTTGTTAGTCAAATATGGTAAAAACGCTTCTTGCAATGTCGCGTTTCCTGCCTCAATGAATGCCATTTGGGCAAGAACCCAATCACGCACATTCCTCCATGCGGTCTTTTTTGCCTGTTCCATATCAGCTTTAATTTTTTGTCTTTTAAAAACCTCGCAGACCCCGTCTACATTTGCGGGAAGTTGGAACCCCATAAAACCTCTCTCGGTTTCTATTGCGAAAGCAAGGCCTTTTGGTTCTCCTTTTTCGTCATAATCAATCATCACTTTCTTGGCTCCGCCTTTAGCCAGAGCTGCTTGTATTTCACCTATACTCTCAAGTGGGTGTTTAGTCGTTGTATAATTTTTAATCGCCATTTTCTTCCTCTCTCATATCTGTGAAACAACCCGGACAAAAGTTTAAAAAGTTGTCATTGCATCTTCCTCCACATACTGAGCAGTATATTGCGTTGTATTCTGTCCGTTCGTCTACTCTTATCGTGTGTCGTTCGTCCATATCGTTTATTTCAGCTTGTCCCCTTGCGTTTTCCCCAATCATGGCATTTAAAATGCACATTGCTATTTCTAAATTGTTATAAACAGCCTTAAGTGACGCTTCATCTGAGCTGATTTCTTTTTTATTTATTTCCTCGGCCGGAATCCACGGCTCCGGTAATGGTTTCCATGCGATTACAATATCGTCCATAAACCTGCAATCATTAAACCAATGGCCGCGGCCGCTGCCACTGACGAGCAAATCTATTCCATTCGACCGAATATTCCGTCTTTTTGTCTGAAAAGTCTCGATATAGCTGCATAAAAGGCATTGCTCCGGCCTCGTAGATAGTTCTGCATCTTGCCTCATCTTTGTCCATATCCTTTCCACAGGACAACACATAGCAATTTATTTTATTTCTGTTAAACCCTGCTTTTCGCAGCTTTTCACACGCTCTTTTAAACGCCGGTATTGTGTTGTCAGTATCGCACGCGAGCCACAGTTCCTTTATTCTTAGGCCTGTTATAGCATTTACAAAATGGTCGTCTATTAAATCCGCCTCTAACCCACCTTTAAAGCATATTCCTTTTTGGGTTTTTAACATTTCAAATACCTTGTCCTTATGCCGCCGTGAGGCTTGAAGAAAATTATTATCCTGTATGACATTTCCTGGATATATTGGTAATTCCTTCAGCTTGCCCTCAAGTTTTGGGACTATGCACCACGGACAACTGTTATTGCAACCACGGGTTGTAAATATGATATTTGATTTAATGTATAGCCCCGGCATGAAATCCTCTGATGGGCTGCCGAAAGCAACGCCGCCGAGCTTTACGGGTTTATCAGTTGCCACCTCCCACTGATAGGCAAGTTCTCCACAATATTCCTTGTCCCATGTAAATGTACATGATATATGTACCTCGTCATGTTCAGGGATAAAGGGTTTCAATGGAGGCATTCCGATAAAGACATAATCGTCAATCGGTGTATAACTTGTTCTTTTAGGGAATACCCTTATTATTCTCATAATTTCCTCTCTGATTTATAAACCGTGTTTACTATCACACCTTCAGTAATCTAACCACCATGCCATAACTTCCTCTGGTGTTTTCCATTTAGTTGTTTTCCCTGCTTTCGCTCTTTCTTTCAACATTCGCTCAAATGCTCTCAGATAGTTACGTTTATATTTCGGATATTTTTCAAGCTCTTTGGCGGCATTTCGATTCATTGGGCAGCCTATACAGCCTAAACGTGTATATCCATTGTCATATAGGCAGCAATATGGGATTTCGTATCTATGTATAAATTCCCATATATCCTCATCTTCCCAATCGATTATGGGATTTAAGATGTGTTTTCCTTTGGTCGGACAAAATCGTGCCATTTCCGCATTGTCAGGGTTGTCTGGGTCGGTTCGCACGCGCCAACCTGTTTTGGTGCCGTCTGAGATTTCCAAGCCTGCCCTATTGTTTCGGCGATTGGCTGATTCCGCCCACCTAACTCCCGTTACAGTGAACCGTCCCTCACCGCCACACTCCTTTAAAAATTCGCAGCAGTACCGCATTATTCGTGTCGGCGGCATTTTCTTTTTTGGGATTAAGTTCCACATTGTTATCCTGCTGCCGTCTTTATATCGTGGGTACTCAATCTCCACATTTGAGTGATGTTCTCGTATAAAATATATCAGCTCTGGCGGGTCTACTGACGTATGGTTATAATGCGCGTCATATTTTACGCCTGCCATGTCTGCCAGCGCCTTTATGACGACGCTGTCTTTGCCTCCGGAGAAGGCTAAATAATATCCTTCAAGGGGTTCAAATGTTTGCAGTCGTTTTATGGCTACCTCTACCCTATTCAATCCGGCGATATTTAATTGTTCTAACATAATCTCCTCGCTATTTCGTAAATCACATTTACAGTCACGCTGTTTCCCGCCTGTTTATATAGCTGGCTGTCACTGTTTACGGCAGCTGCTCTCTCAAAATATTCGTCTGGGAACCCCTGGAGGCGAAAGCACTCCTTCGGCGTTAATTTTCTGATTTTTTGCTTTTCCTCTTCAAATACGCCATGTCTGTCTTTCGTAGTTAATGTAAACATTGACTCTTCGTTTCCTTTTATTCGTCTGCCATTTTGTTTTTTATTCAAAAATTCTACTGATGACACAGGATAGATAACGCCCGCGTCATGCTTATTGGCTTTTAATGTGCGGCTTATATTAGCGATTGGCGGTCTTTTAAATTTCTCGCTGGTTTCTGTATATATACCATATGCAATATATGGTTATCTGCCTCCGCCGCTACCCTGGTTTAAACACGGGCTCAGTCCGTTTATATCGTAAACTCTTCCCTGATTGGGATTATCTCGTTTCTTGGTGGGCATACAGTTGCCTATTTGTTTAATTTTCGCATGCTGTTTATTTTCAACAACATATGTTCCGACTGCTGTCCCTTCGCCCGTCCTTGTTGTAATGGTTCCAGCTTCTTGTCTTTGTAGGTTATCAGCCTCTTTATTGCCGTTTCTGAAAGGAAATACTTTTCGGAAACTTCGTCCTCTAAGATGTCCGATAATAAACACTCTTTCCCGGTTCTGGGGCACTCCGAAGTTTTTGCTGTTACATACCTGCCATTCGACATCGTACCCCAGTTCATCCATCGTTCTGATGATAGTTCCGAATGTTCGCCCCCCCTCGTGGCTGAGAAGGCCCTTGACATTTTCGGCGAATAATATATCAGGCTTTCTGACTTTAGCCAGCCGCATGACTTCAAAAAAGAGAGTGCCTCTTGTATCTTCGAAACCTCTTCGCTTTCCAGCAATACTGAAAGCCTGGCATGGAAATCCGAAGCAGTACACTTCTGCTTTTGGCAAATCTCCGGGGTTAACTCTTCTAATGTCATCTGCATACCATTCACTCTCCTTTGGACTGTGCATTGCTATGTATGATTTATTTGCGAATTTATCTATTTCGCAGTGGCCGACGCATTCATGGCCGGCCATTTCCATTCCTAACCTGAATCCTCCGATTCCGGAGAAAAAATCTATAAATCTCATAATATATTCCTTTTTTCTTAAGGGCGGAGTTATAAAATCAAAAGGCTTCCTTTCTGTATTTTTTCTCCGCCCTTTTTTCGGCAAGGTTCATGCAATCTCTATTACTACCATAATTATCCTTATTGAATTTTGTTTCCTTGCCTTTTTTTGGGTCCTCGCCCATTCTTTGATGGGCTCGCCTACATTTTTTCCCAAAGTAGCCAGACAGTTAGGCTCATGGCCGTCTGATGGAACTGCCCCGCCCGGCCAAGATTGCTACTCTTGTCGCAAACCGTTTATCTTTGGGATTTTCGAGAAATTATCCGTCTTTTTTCTCGTTTAGAGCTGCCCACTAACGGCTGGGTAACCGCTGTTTTTTCATTTTCGCAGGCCCACCGGTGCTCTTGGGGCGGGACTTTCGGCGCCCGCCATACCGTGTATGTATTAAATTTTAAGGAGAAACTCAGTTCTCGCAGCTGACTTTTCTATAAAAGTTGTCTTCATATTTTTCTCCGATGGCGATTCCGCCCGGGTGAATCGTTTTATCATATTTCATGATTATTTCTATGCACTCATTGGCACAACTACAGACAGCCTCATATTCTTCCGGCGTCAAATCCCTGATTTTTTTCATGTATGTCCATTCCATACGTCCTTCAGGTTTTTGCCATTCAGGCGTTAGTACCAATCTGATTGTATCGACCATCTTTGCAGTGTCGATATACCTGTCTTCTATAATCCCTTTAAAATTTATTACCGGATATGTCAGCTTTTCTTTGATCTTTATTTGGGCATGGCTTAAACTCCTAAGTTCGCTTCCCAGTCTACTCATCTCTGCTTTGATCTCTCTTATTCTTTCTTCTTTACTCATTTGCTTTTCCTCCTCGTTCTCGTTTTGGTGTCTTGTTGAGACACTTATTTACATCCTTATTTTAGTGTATTATTAAGACACCGTCAAGTACTTTTTAGGAGGTTTTTTATTATGTTTCCAAAACGCTTAAATTCAACTCGTAAATCTAAGGGGATTACTGCACAACATATGGCGAACCATCTTAATATGCAAATTCGGGGTTACCGGAAATATGAAAGTGGTGACACCTCTCCTTCTCTTGATACTCTTATTTTAATAGCTGATATCTTAGATGTGTCTATCGACTGGCTTCTCGGCCGGGATGAGTGGCTGAAATCTCACGGAGTTTACGTTGATTAACTCCTGTGATATCTTCAAGGGTATCCCAGACAAAAATGCTCCCAAGCATTTTACCAGCCTCAATTTTTTTATAATATCTCAGGCTAATGCCCAGCTTATCGGCCATTGCTTGCTGTGTTAGCCCGGCCTCCTGCCGGGCTTTTTTTAGGTTACTCCTCATATGGTCTCCTCATATCCTGTTATTTTTCATATATTCCAGTGCCTTGTATCTGCCGTATGAGATTCCTTGTTCTCTGGCTTTTTCGTTTGCAACGCTGAGGCTATCTTTTTCTTTCGTTTTTCTACTGTTCTTTTTTTCTTCCCGTTTTATAGCGTTAGTCATTATCTGCCGTTCCCGCCTACATTGTTCTGAACAGGTGAAGGCTGTATGGCGGTCTGAGTAAAATGTGCCGCCACAGATTACACATATGTGTTCGTGTAGCATTATCCTTGTAGCTCCTCTTGTTTTGTTTTAGTCCTTGTAAACTTTATCTGTCCCTTGCTATTTTCTCCAACTTTGTATTTTACTTCTCCGACGTTTAAAGTCAGCTGGTTGATTTGGCCTCCTAAAATCATCATTCCCGCAGCTCTTAAAATATTCATGATATCTTCGTCTTTATTTTCTACGATTAGTTCTGCATTTTTTTCGACCGCCTCTTTTTTCTTTTTGGCGTCTGCACCTGTACAATCACATTCTTCGCTTGCCAATCGATCTGCCGCCTCTTGTGTTTTTGCCAAAACCGGTATTATCTGACCACAATATCTGCATACGCCTTCATATGTCATTATTTCGTCTTTCATATCGTCATCTCCTCTTTTAATATCATTACGCTTTGGGTGTATTCGCTTCTTTCTCCTATAGATCTATTAAAATCCGCCTTACTTTTTCCGGCATTATAGGCCGTCACTGCCCACTCTATGTCGTTTTCTTCATTTATTAGTTCCGCCAGTAGGTCTATTCCTATGGTCACATTCTGATATGGGTCTAATAGGTCGGTTATTCCCAGTCTGTCCATGCGCTGCCGGTGGTGCATGGGCTGAATCTGCATTAGTCCTATGCTATTGCCATTGTCTCCCACCGCCGCTGGATCATAGCCTGATTCTTGTCCTATGACGGCCAGAACCAGGGACATATCTACTCCGTAGGTCTCGCATAAATCATTGATATGTATCTGCAAATCAGCGTCCAAAGGAACGTCATATATCTTGCTTGGCTCTTTCTGTTCCATATCCTGGTTGATTTCTACAACGGCGCCCTCAGCTTTTGGATTTCCTGAAAATCCGATCATGACCAGCAATACTGCGCCTATTATCACCAATGTCCATAGGCTCATGAATACGTTTTTTATATGCCACAAAAAACTTTTTTCTCTGATCTTATACTTTTTCATGTTTCTCCTCCGTATGAGTTACATAGTTCTTTGAACTCTTTCTCCAGCTCATCTATTTTTTTGCCTATCATCGCAGCGGCTGTATGCCAGTTTTGCTTTACGGCATACTGCTTTTGTTTCTTCAATTTCATGATCTCGTGAGGGATTTTGTTGATCCTCTCCGCTCTCGTTTCTTTTATATTCATCATTTTAGCTATAGATGGCGTCTATAATGGCTTTGGCATTGGCTCCGTTGCTGTTGCCGGTGGCCAAAATATTTTTTGTACTGCCGCCCAGGAATGTGATGGTTATCATCTCCTCTTTTGTCGCCCAGTCATGTATGTAGTCGACTCCTGCCAGGCTGTTTCTTTTTTTGTCTAAAAACAATGCCATTTCCAGATTTTTTATAAATATATACTTTTCCATGTGTTCATTCAGTTCCATATTTTTTCCTTTCTGCTTGCAACTATTTCAATAATTACTTTTTGTTAAAATCGGCAGCTGATAACAATTATTGCCGTTATTGCGGCTATTAGTGCGCCAAACCGTAGCCCATGACTGAATCCGATAGCGTATTCTCGTAGATTTTCATCAATATATTTTATTGCCTGGTTAATTTTTTCTTTCACTATAGATAGTTCCTCCCGATAAGGTTCAGCCATAAATCTCTGGCCTGTTCCGGTTTTATGCCAGTATCAATCAGCTTGTCCTCATATTCTTTTTGATATTTTTGCCGCCAAAATTCGTTTCTTTCTTTGGCTCTCTCGGTTATATTTTCCTGCATTTCCCTATGGCAGTCCCGGCACAGATCGACCTGGAAACCGTTGTCTATACTGATCTGCCGGTTAGAATTTCCGTAAACCTCATGACGCTCAGCCCCATAGGTTCCGCAATAGTAGCAGCGTCTTTTATGTTTGTCCTTATATCCGTTGACTTTCTTCTTTTTCTTTTTATCTACGGGTTTAGGGAATGGGCACGTTCTATAGTAGTCGCTTATCTCTTTTTTAGCCATGTGCCTCTCCACTTTTTACTCGTTCATATCCCGCAGCCGCAAAGGCTCTCTCAGTCAGTTTTACTTTGATCTCTTCCAGTTCTTTTGGGTCGTATTCTTCTATTGGCTTGTTGTTTATGTATATTTCTATTTTCATAAAAACCTCCGCTTTTTTATAATCTATGCGGTTTTGATTTTGTCCTATTACTTTTAATCTATTTGTTCTGCGACCCTCATTTTCAGTTTCCAAAGGTACTCTATTATGTCGTAGAAGTCCAGTTGTTTTTTCAATGCTTCCGTTTCATATATTTCCAATGATAGTGTCAGCGTCTTCTCATATAGTTTGTCATCTGCATACCATTCATAAATTTTAAACGGCCAGATATCATTAGACCTTTGTTTTTCCATAGTAGGGTTTTTAGCTGGGGTTGCATACTCACATTCAGCCGGTTCTTTTTTTATTTTTCTCATTTATTTTTCTTCCTTTTCATCATTTTTTTCTTCTTTTTTAAATATGCAAAATTCATAGCCTAATGTCTCTAAAATTTTTTCAACCATTTGTAAACTGATATTTCTTTTTCCATGTTTCCAATAGCTTATCGATCTATTTGTACATCCGGTTTTTTGCGCAATTATAATTGCTGACATTCCATTTTTTTTCTGCTCTTTTTCTAATATCTTAATAATTTCGTCTGTAATTTTTCTCATTTTCTCTTGACCTTAATAATTATAAATGTTAATATTTTAATTAGAACAAATGTTCTAATTGTTATAAGAAGGAGGTGTGAAATATGCTTAAGAGTAGTCTCCAGCGATATGTCGAAAGAGCCGTATCAGAAAATATCAAGTCAGATGTTATATCTAAGAAAGATTTAACAAATGTGATAACTGATTCTTTATATTCGCTTATTACATCGTCTGAATTTATAACCCATCTTGGCAATGAGTTTGGTAAAAGAGTGCAAAGCATAAACCGCTCAAAAGGCAAACTGAGATAATGCAGTCTAAAAGAAGCATTCGCTTTATATGTGTCTGCTTCTTTTCTATTTCAGCTATCTTTTCAAAAAAATTTAATTCTTTTTGTTTTCTCATTTTTTCTCCTTTTTATTTTTATGCAGTTTTAGTAGATTTTGAATCAATTAACTTTGCAAAAAAAATATCTTCTTTTTCTTGTAAATCTGCTATATTTAGAATTTTGCAAATTCGACTTATTTCCTCGGCTTTAAATTCTGTTATTCCCTTTATTTTCTTTGAAAGGCCATAGGGAGTTAAATTTAATTTTTTGGCTATATGAACCTTAGTAATTCCGGACTCTTTTATTTTTTCCTCTAATCTTTTCGTATCTGTCATTTATATCTCCTTTCGTAGATTTTAAATCTATTTTTCTATAATATACCACTAAGTAGATTATAAGTCAACTTATTTTTTTGCAAAACTCAAAAAAAGTTGACTTTTAATATATTGAATGTTATTTTTATTTTATGGAGGTCTCTACATGTCAAAAATAGGCGAACGTATATACACAGCTCGAAAGGCCAAAGAGTGGACTCAAGAAGAACTTGCCCATAAGATGGGCTATAAATCCAAGTCGACAATAAATAAGATAGAAATAGGTATAAATGACATACCTCAATCTAAAATTGCAAAATTCGCAGATATTTTAGGTGTTACAATCCCTTATCTTATGGGATGGACAAACGATCCCAGCCCCTCCTTTCATTTGGGGGCTGCTTCAGGATCCATTACTTTCTCTCCGGATGAGGAGCAAATAATTCTCGCCTATCGCAATGCCGATGAAATTACTAAGGGCATGGTTAGACGTTGTTTGGGACTTGATGAGGAAGAAGTAGTACCTGGCCGAAAAGCCGCTTTAAAAGTTGCAGAGGAGTTTTTGGGCGCCCCTGCTAAAAAACTAAAATATTAGATGTATTAGGCCTCTTTGGCCTTTGGGATTGGTGGTAATGACTAATACTTTTGATTCTACTATGTAAATTGCATAAACGTTATTATCCTCAATATATCTGTAATATTTATACACACTTTACGACTCCCCTTCTTTAAGGGGCACCCTGATGTAAATTTTACCAGTTTTTTAATATGGAAAATACCGGTACTTTCTGGGAGGTTTGACCAGATGTCCGTTTTTGTAACTTGTTTTATATCATCTCGCTCACGTGGGCGAGATGATCCCTATTTGATACATTTCTGAATAAAAATATGAGCAAAAATAGGGTGATAAAATTTTGTCTTTTATTTTTATCAATTTTGAGAGAATTTAAGACAATCAAAATTTTACGTTTTTATTGACATAATTGGTGGGTTATTGTAATATAATACTAATAGATCCCGCCGGGCCTCTGTTGCACTGTGTGCAGCATGCACAAATTCGGCGGGCCTTTTGTTTTTTGAGGATAAGGATAGTGGAACACAAAATTTTTAAAAATATCGAAGAGCAGATCGCACTTTTAAGTAATGACAAGGGACTTATTATTGACGACGTTGAATATGCGAAAAATTACCTAAGTGAACTAAATTATTATAGACTTAGTGGCTACTCTCTTACTCTGCGCAAAAATGATCACTTTTATAAGGATTCTAAGTTCAGCGATATAATGCAAATTTATAATTTCGATAGAGAAATCAAAATTTTATTGTTGGGTTATCTTGAAAATGTTGAAATTTCCCTTCGCACCCATATAGCCTATGAGCTTGGCCAGCAAGACAATGTTTCTTCTGGCACTATAAGCTATATGAAAAAAGACAATTATATAAGTAACTGTCACTATAATAGATTTATGGAAACTATAACAAGGGAAATCAGTAACAATAGAGACGAGGCGTTTGTTAAACATCATCAACGAAAATATGATGGGGTCCTTCCTATATGGGCTATGGTTGAAACTCTATCTTTCGGAAAATCATCAATGCTTTTTGCGTCATTAAACAATGATCTCAAAAAACAAATTTGTGATAAATATTATTACGGTATTAGATATACTGTAATTGAAAATTTTCTTGAAGGGTTAGTAGTTCTCAGAAATATCTGTGCCCATCACTCTCGCTTATATAATCGTGGATTGCCCCATAAACCCAATTTTTCTAATTGGGAGATTAGTTATTTTGAAAAACAATCATATGAACGTGAAAGCATAGGCAATAAACTTTTTTTCCGTCTACTTGTGCTTATTAGGCTATCCCCAGATAGATTGGGCATTTCAAATACAATAATTAACGATATTTGCAATTTAAAAGAGAAATATCCTTTCGTCGATTTGAAACATTATGGATTCACTAAAAATTGGAAAAATATAATAGACCATTTAGTTTATGAATATGAAAATAATAAATGAGGTCTTTTGTGTTATTTAAGGAGGTTCCATCATGAAAACAGCAGCCGCCTACATACGTGTATCTACAGATGAACAAACAGAACACAGCCCAGATTCGCAGCTGAAAGAGATAAGGAACTATGCTGATAGGCATGGCTTGATATTAGACCCGTCCCATATCTATATAGACGCAGGAGTCAGCGGGAGAAAAGCCAAAAAGCGGCCGCAGTTTCTGAAAATGATTGCGACGGCCAAAGGAGAGCCGTCGCCTTTTTCTGTTGTCTTAGTGTGGAAATTTTCGAGATTCGCACGTAACCAGGAGGAAAGTATTGTATATAAATCTCTCTTGAATCGTGAATGTGGAGTCGAAGTCGTTTCTATTACCGAGGAAACCCAGGACAAGATGTTCGGTTCGCTGGTAGAACGTATGATAGAATGGATGGATGAATTTTATTCTATCCGGCTGGGTGAGGAAGTCAGAACCAAAATGACCTATGTTGCCGAAACCGGCAAAATACAAACAGCCCCCTCCTTTGGATTTTCTAAAAATTCCGAAGGAGAATACGTTTTAAATCCGGACGAAGCCGAGTGGGTGCTGTTTATGGCCGAAAGTTTATTACAGAAAAAAAGTCTGCGCTGGATTGCGAAAGAATTGAACAGCCACGGGGTTCGAACTCACCGGGGGAATAAATTTGAGCCCCGGACTGTAAGATACATTTTGAAAAATCTGACCAATACAGGCGCCTCGCATTGGACGCCAAACCGTGAAGATCACGAAAATGAATACCACCCCTATTCCGATTCGACGATAGTAGTCGATGGCGTATGTGATCATATATATACCCGGGAATACTATGATAAAATTATTGCAGAATTAGACACCCGGGCAGAAAATCGTAAAAAATATGATAAACCAGACACGGTAAAAAAACATTGGCTCTCAGGATTCCTGAAATGTTCTAACTGCGGGTCTACTATGGTCTACTCTCTGGCCAACAAGGGTTTTCAATGTTACAAATATGGTAAATCTCTATGCGATGTTTCTCATTTTATTTCTGCGTCAAAAATTGAGGAATCGGTAATTCAGGCCATTAAAAACGTAACGGTGAATGATAAATTCATTAAATCTGTAACCAAACCCCCAAAAAAAGCAGATCATAAAAAGGACATACGGCGGCTGGAGGGCATGCTTCAGCGGGCAAAAATCGCCTATATGGAAGAAATTGACACGCTGGAAGAATATGCGGCTAATAAAGAACGTATCGAAAAAGAAATCTTAAAATTCAAAAAAGAAGATGAAAAGGCGACTGCCTATAGACCGGCGGAAGATGTTAGGCGGCAATTCGCTGAGATAGTCGACCTTTTATCCTCCGATTCTGAAGACGCTATTAAAAGGGCGGCTCTGGGGGAAATCGTTGAAAGTATCGTATTTTCACGGCCTAATACTGCTATAAAAATTTATTTCCGCCTTTAATTATATGCATTTGAAGTATGGAGGTCC